TTAATTGATGGCCATCCGAATCCTTTTGGTCGCTGTCTGACTGTCAGTAAGTATGCTAGAGTCCCGTTTCCGTTTCATCACCAACACAACGTCTCCTTGCCCTATCAACACATTAGCCTTCTCTCCTTTCGCAAGATTGCTCAATTCGTTGATGCTCAATGCTGGCCCATATCTTTTGTCTTCTTTGCCCAGAATCAGAAATCCCCTCAATACCGCAGATTCCACTCCTGCTGTTCCCTCATCGGGGTCTTCCATCAATGCACCTGCATCCTTTCCAAGCACCGTAAGCCTCTTGGTTGCCTTGTTGTAGTTGAACACAGGAGAATTGCCTCTCACAACTATTCTCATTCCGGAACCCCTCACATTCACAGTTAGAGAAGAGAACTGCATCCTACTCTGCTTCGGCGGGGCTGCTGCAAATGGTAATAGCTTTATTATTTGGACAGTGTCAAATGTTCCCAGTACGTCACGCATCTGTTGGAATAGAACCCTCACGAACCCACTATATTGGCCCCTGGCAGCTTTAGGCACTAGGGATTGAAAGGGTTCAAATTCCATCTTATTGTATAGCATTGTAGGATCTTGGGACCATTGAATCTTTACATTTTCCCAATTTCTAATGATCCATTGATATGTGTTAACTAGCACTGATTCCGGACCATTGATCTCCCACATCATGGACGATGAATATGTTATAGTCAGCTTTTCTGTTCCCTGTGTTTCACTAACCTCTTCAGGAGACAGGAGTACGTTTCCCCTCTGGTCTCGGACCCTCAAGAAACGATCAATACTCACGACCACTCTCTCAGTGCTGGAATATTCATCTACTCCCATTTTACTAACTCTCACTCCTCTCAATGACATCTCTGTGCTGGGGGTCATGTCAGGCAATATTCCGATCATCCCCATTACATTGTCAATGGGTTCAATTCCCCAGTTTTGAAACAGGACCTTTGCATCCTTTTGGAAATGCCTCAGGAGTTGATGCATGGGATTTAGCCGCTGGTTTGCTCTGTTGACAAAGTTCAAATCACCTCTCACTGCCTTTATCATACAATCCTCTTGTGAGAATACCATTGCCACTATGATTGCCTCGGCGATTGATTGCTCGTCTTTCCCACTCACTATCAGTTGGATCAGTCTTCTGGTTGCTTTCCTTAGAATGGCTGTTGCTCTTCGCCCGACCATTGTGAATTCCTCATATCCTTCATGTACTCTTATTTTCAATGTTTGGAGGTTGCCTGTGAGCACTTCTTCTTCCCTTTTGACAGATGACCCACTTGTCCTTTTGAAAGTGAAACCTCCAAAGCTGAAGGATGAACTGATCCTTAGACCCATTGCTGCCTTACATATATCCACAGCCTGTTCTTCTGTTGGGTTTTGTCTAAGGATGTCAACCATCCTAATCCCGCCAATCTGTGTACTATGGCACATCTCCAAAAGCGAAGCCAACGGGTCTGCTGATACTGTTGCTCTTCTAACAATATTTCTAGCAGCAATAATTAAACTCTGATCAACATCATCATTTCTCACTTCCCCTCCCGGTGTGTACATTTGCTCCCAGCAGGTCCCTTGGGTCAAATGCAACACCTCGATATACACGCTGCTTGTCCCTCCAGCTACTGGTAGGAATCTTGTTTTGCGAACCAGTTCTCTCTCCAACATGTAAGCCACCATTAAAGGGGCAATTTTGCAGTCCTGAAGCTCCTTCTTCTTTTCCTTGGTAATCGTTAACTGTGACTCTGATGTCAATATTCTGGCTCCAACTTCGTTTGGGAATACGACCTCCATGATGACATCCTGTGCTTCTTTAGCACTAAGATCTGCATGGCCCGGGTTTATGTCGACCCTGCGGCGTATTTTAACCTGGTTTCTGAAGTGAACGGGGCCGAAGGTTCCATGTTTTAGCCTTTCGACCTTTTCAAAATAGGTTTTATAGACCTTTGGATAATGGACTGTGCTTGTCGTTGGTCCATTTCTGTTCCACCACGTCACAGCCAGAGGTGACACCATCACTCTGTCTGATCCAGCATCATTTGTCTTGCTCCAAAGGGTCTGACCTTGCTCATTTCTTTCCGGGATCATCTCCATTATCCTTTTGTCTGCCGTAATTGGATATTTCATTGCCATCATCCACTTCATCCTAAGGGCAGGATTCTTCTCCTGTCTTCCTGATGTATATTTCTTGATTATGGCCATATGGTCCACAGTTGTTTTTGTCAGTATCTCGCGAGTGCGAGACTGTGACATCAAATCTCTTAGTTCTTTTATTCTTTCCAT